ATTCCGCTGGATCAATTTGTTTTCCTTTTCGTGCCTCTTTCAGCTCTGCTAAAAGTTCACCGTTTTTCTTTGCAAGTCCGCTTGTTGCTTCATCAACTGCGGCTTTAATTTGCTCTGCAATACTTAATTCTTCTGACATATAACCCTCTGGGTTGTGGTTGACGGCTCTGCCATCGTTAATAAAATCTAAATTGCGTCTTTAATAATTTCAATCGCTGTATCTTGTGGGATTTCACGGATATTTTCAACGTGTTCTGCCGCACCGATAATGTCACCGTGTGAAATATCATCAACTGCACTTGTTGCTTCATCGACTGCTTTTTTAGCACCGTCTGAAACTTTATGAACAATATTATCAAAAAATGACATAAATATTTCCTTACAAATTAGGGTGTGCCGTTGATGAAAGGTGTAACACCAACGACACGAGAGTAAACACATGGCGAGTGTTTGTCGCATTTATACACGATAAATAATAAAACATCAAATTAAAAAAAGTGTGTACAATTTAAAAATAGTGTGTATAATATAAACCACTGAAGCAGATTAGCCCAGCAACTAAAATAGGATAAGAAAATGAACACAACAATTAAAGCATCATTAATAAGTAACATTATTGAATCATTAAACGCGCAAATTAAAGCAAAAAACAAAAAATTATGTGATGAAAATCTTCATTATAAACAACTTGCTTTGCATGGAGGTGATATGTTTTTGCAATTATCATTTCTTAGCGATAATGAATTAAACAAAATAGCAAGAGCCGCTGGAGTTTAAAATAACCTCGCCCCGCCTAACAAGCGGGGTAATTTAAATGTAAACAGGATAAGAAAATGTTAGAAATTACAGAGTCAATAAAATTAAGAACAAAAACACATTGGGAAAAAATTGCAAAAGAAGAGTTAATTATTGAAGCAACTGGATTTATTCAAGACCCTATTTATGCCTATGGTTCTGAACTCGCTTGTTTAAGACTTGAGCATGCTTTTAGATTTACAGAAGGTGCTAAAGCTGATTACTCTAAAACATTGCAAACTTGGTATTTTAGAAATAAATAGGAAATAAACAATGGCAGGCAGAAAAAAAATAGGCGATAACTCCGAGAGAGTTGTTAGAATCAACATAACATTGAAGCCTTCACAGATTGAATGGTTAAAACAACAAGGCGGCATAAGTTCAACGATTAATAAATTAGTTACAGAGAAAATGAAATGACCACAATTCGAGTAATGCAAGTTGTTTTTATGAACATTTCATTATTGATTTTGCTAATTGATGGGATAAAAAACATTTGTTGTGGCAATTTTTCAATTGGTTTAATTGAATCAAATATAGCTGCGCTTGGTAGTTTTATTAGCTCACAATAAAAATTAAGCCGCCATAAACAAGCGGATTTTTTTAACTGTCAAGGATTACTTGACTACTGGTTTACTTTTCAATTTTCTTTAATTGTTTAAGTGTATAAGTATGACCACTTGCATCGACAAACCTATCTAATGGCGTTCCATCACGAAATAATTGCGCTCGTGATTTTCCTAGCACTTCATCTTGAAACGCCTCTGGTTTTTTCTTTAGCCACGTTTGATAAGTTTCAGTTTGTGCAACTTGCCCGTCCATTGATGCGCGTGTGCGCCCGTCTGGATTTTTAATGCCTAATGCTTGCCATGACTTTAAAACACTGACCATTGCCGATCTGCATCTAAAATGCGCGGGAGGTCTAACGCCACTATCAAGCGGATATATTTTCCCGTCACGCGCTTGGCATATTGATGTAGTCCGACCATCGAGTGTGCTTACCCACTGCAACCCACTAAAAAGATCATTATTGTTTTGATAAAACTCATCACGCGCGGTATTGGTAGCGTGTGCCATTGCCGTACTAACTAACGCCTGCGTTTGACGTGCGTTTAATGCTATTACACCATCAGTGTATTGCAATGCTTTTGTGCCGGTAATGCGTTTAACCACGTCACTATAAGATTGCCCTTCAACTAAACCGATACGCACAGCGTCCTGTATGCGCGTGTAACTATCTTGATCTAATTTATCAATCCATTCTTTAATCAGTTTTCCCTGCAATGGTTTTGATTCAATTGCAGCAAATAACGTCACAGGCGCAACCGCTACCATATCAAGCACAACAGGCGTTGAATCATCAATGGCTTTGATTTGCCATTCTTGCTCATACTCTGCTGCGTCTTTCATGTTACTGATTAACTCTTTACCGGCTAAATCATAACCTTCATTTAAAATCGCCCGCACTGATTCTAACCGCGCGTCAATCTGCGGGATTGTCATTTGGTTATCAAGGTCGAGCGTTTTTAATTGCTTTACTAAATCTTTTTCAACAACACGCAACAAGTCCATGACCTTTTTACTTGTTGATGAATAATACCGCTGCAAATAAATTTCATGTGCAATCGTTTTATCACGCAGTTGCGTGTTAGCTGATTCTTCCATTAGTACGTTTTTCCTAATAATTTAGCATTTTTTCTTCTTGTTTCTGTTCTTTTAGCGATTGTTTCCGCTGAAAGTTTTGACCCCATTCTTGCATCAGACATTATTTTTTTTGTTTCTTTAGAGTGCAATCTTCCTGTTGATGCAATACTGCATTTTTTTCTAAATTCGTCTGTTACTCTTAGTTTATTATTTTCGTTCATTTTTTTCCTAACCTCTGGTGCAATATTTTTTTGAGCCTCAGACATTCTTTTTTTTGTTTCTTCTGAATGCTTTTTTCCAAGCATTGCAACTCTTGTTTTTGCACAATGTTCTGGCGACTGTTTTTTTCCAGTTCTGTTTATGCTTAATATTGCAATGTGTGCCAGCATAGTTTTTCTATCTATATTTGATGGAACGCCTTTTTTGGACGCTGATATTTTTCTTTTTGATTCTTCAGTGTGTTTTCTGCTTCCTGATGCAATCCTTATTTTTTCTTTTGTCTCATCACTTCTTTTTGTTCCTAAAGAAGATCCGGCTACTGTGGCTGTATTATATCCATTGGCACCAAAAGGATTTAATAAATTAAAGTAATATTGTTCTTTAGCAATTAAAATATCTTTTTCAACTAACTCAATAACTGAAAATATAAAAAAATCACTCCCGTATTTGTTCCATGAGTTTTGAAGCTTTTTAGAGTGGTGATTGTTTGCGCGTAAGTTAGTTTTATGCAAGTTAAACCGTGCCTGTAAATTTACAGCACTTCCAACATATATTTTTTGATTAATGGTATTTGTTATTTTATAAATACCGCTTTTGTGTGATAAACTTTCTTTAGTCATTTGAACCTCGCATGTTCATAATTGATGAGAGTCTAAAAGCCATTTCAGTGATTTTTAGACTCGTTCATTATACTACATTCCACCGCCAGCAGGATTTATTTTAATCCTCTCTTGCTCATCGTCAAAGCTTGTATCTTGAGAAATAATGTCAGCAGACACAAGATTTTCAAACAAAACATTAGCTGATATTGCCCCCGCCTGCCAACTCTTAACCAGAACATCCAAGTCCTGAGCTGTCATGCTATTTGGTATGAAATCACGGTTTAGCTCAATCTTAACATCACCAGTCACGCCCGACCAATCGCGCAAATACTCCATGACGTGCGTTAATCCGATACTGATTGATTGTGAAATTGAAGCAAGTACACTGTTTTCACTTGATCTGTGAATATTAGCCGTTTGTGCTGATTCTGCTGCGCGTTTTTCAGGTGCTAAGATTCGCGCTCCAAGTGTTGCCATCATCGCCTCTTTTGAGCGCAATGCCTCGCGCAATTCGCCTAAGCCTTGACCAGTAAATTCAAGATAAAACGCTTTTGATTGTGCTTCTGGCAATAGCCATGCCGTGCCGCTACCAATTCGCAGTGACGGACTTTTATCGTCTGGATAATATCCTGTCACAACGGGTGTTGGTAGTCCAGTAAAGTGCAAACCGTGTTCATAATCAGCGGTGGTTCTGTAGTGCGATAAATTCACGTCAACAAGGTCAAGCAATGGCGGTTTATCCACGCATGGTGAATTGTCACGCACGCCAAAAAACTCAAACGGTATTTTGTTAAGTGGTCGCCCGTTAATTTGTGGGTAAACTTCATCCACTAAAATAAATTCACCGCGTTTGTCTTTACGGAAAACACGTTGACGATAAATGCCACCATCGCCTAAATCAAGAACGCGCCATTGCGGTTCGCATTTAGATTCAAACTCATCAACTGCGATTTCGTTTTCTTCTTCAAGCACAACAAGTGTTAACTGCTCAACGTTGTTAATACGTCCAGTTTTCCAATTAATGATTGATTCTGCATCGTACATGGTCGCGTAAGGTCTTGCGCCTTGTGCCTGAGCTTGTGCAAGTGTGACTGCGTTAACAATAGGTGGATAATCGACAAGAACGCCACAACGACCAATGGTGATAACTTCTTCGCTAATGATTTCAGCAAATTGATGCAACGATAACCCACCCATTGTCACGTCTGCAATAATATTATCCATTGCTGTTGGTGCTGTGATGACTTCGGGTTTTAGGAATAGCATTCCCGTCAAGCCGTTAATCGTTCTTGCTGTGGCGTTGTAATATAACGCGCGTTGTTTATAAGCGTAATATTCCGCGTCAGTTTGACCGCTTAAACGTGGAAGGTATTTGATACCTTCTTTGTGGATCTCGTCTTGCCCTTCTGCTGCGTGTTCGCATCGCTCCCACTGCTCATAATATTCGTGATACTCGCTGTGTTTTGTATCGACTGCCATTTTTATATTCCTGTAATTGCTGCAAATGATGGTCTATTATTAACTAGCGGGTATCTATACGCAATAAAATAACCTGTTGCATCAACAACGTGGTCAAATCCACCAGCTTTGTCAGGCTCACCCGTTTTTGCATAGCATTGCTTTTCAAGTGATTCAACCAGCATTGGACAATACTGCGCATTAACAAAATAACGTCTTGCGCCTAAATTGTGAATCATGGCGTTAACTGATAACACGCGATCTTTAATGAATGGATTGCGTGAATTAACCAACACTTGCAACCCATACGAGCGCAAAATACTGTGATCTGATTCGCTTGCGTTGTTTGATTTTCGAGCGTTACCGCTTGCATCAGGATAAATTAAAATTCTGTGCGTTGGGTAGCGTTCTTTTAATAACCGCGCCATTGTTGGCGTATCGAACACGCCAGTAAGCTCATTAACAACATGAACGCTGTCACCGCGCAATACATGAATAACAGCAGACATATTGGAAACGTTAAAATCCAACCCAACATGCAAAACATCGTCTGAATTAATAATTTCAATGGATGAATTAAGATTTCTGTCAAACTCATGGTAGACGCTCCCAGCGTTAAGGTTTACAAAATTGCCATCAAGATACGCGGATAATTGTGCGCTTGAGTACGTTGCTTCAAGTTGCTTGATATAGCCATCGGGCAAATATGGATTGCTTGAAGTAGGTGCTTTAATTAACTCGTAGCCATCGCGTGGTTCTTTGCCCCACATTTCGTACATGAAAGCAAAGCCTTCGGGAGTTGATACTGCTGCAAGCGTGTTAGGCGAGTTGTCTGGTTTTCGTTCTCTAATCCGTCCAAGCATTTTAGTCCAAACCAGTT